GTAAAATATTTATATTTGTTACTAAATTCTAATTTATGGCAACAGAAAAATTAAGGTTTGAGTTTGATGGTGATGCTAGTAAGTTTAAACGAGCGATACAACAAAGTAATAAAAGCGTTGATAACTTTGGTTCAAATTTAACAAAGATAGGTGGTTTACTAGCAGGTGCTTTTGCTGTTGATAGATTGATAGAATTTGGAAGTGCTATAATAGAAACCACTTCATCTTTCGAAAGATTTGAAGCAGTATTAACAAATACTCTAGGCAGTAAATCAGAGGCACAAAAAGCTCTTAGTGATATTACAGAGTTTGCATCAAAAACACCATTTAGTGTATTAGAATTGACAGATAGTTTTGTTCGTCTTGCAAATCAAGGTTTTAAACCAACAAGAGAAGAATTAAGAAAATTAGGTGATCTTGCATCATCTACTGGAAAACAATTTGATCAACTTGCAGAAGCCGTAATTGATGCCCAAGTTGGTGAATTTGAAAGATTAAAAGAGTTTGGTATCAGAGCAAGTAAACAAGGTGATCAGGTAACTTTTACTTTTAAAGGTGTAAAAACACAAGTAGATTTTACTGCACAATCTATACAAGATTATGTATTATCACTCGGTGATATTGAAGGTGTATCAGGTGCAATGGCATCAATATCTGAAACTTTAGGTGGACAGATTTCAAACTTAGGTGACAGTTTTGATAGTTTGAAATTTGCATTAGGTCAAGAGCTTAAACCAGTCTTGGAAGATACAATATCATCATTAAGTAATCTTTTTACTAAGACGACAGAATTTTTACAAAGTGGTGGAATAAAAAAATTTTTCGGTAATTTAGTTTCTGCTGTAAATCCAGTTGCAGGATCATTTATAAAAACACAAGCCGAAGTTCAAAAGACAGTTAATGAAGTAAAGAAAGCAGTATTATCATCAGCAGAAACAACTAGCACTTCAAATAAAAAATTAGCAAGTTCTACAGAAGAAGTTACGGACAAAATGAGAGAGGAAGCATTTCAAATGTTTTTAGCAAATGATACTGCTGAAATGTTAGCACCAACTATGAGAGGTCTTGCAGAAGGTTTTAATATTGCTTCATTAAAAACAAGAGAATATTTAACTGCTGTACAAGAAACAAATAATGCACAACAACAATTTGCACTTGTTTCTAATATAGTTACTACTGGTATGAATTTAATGTTTGATGCACTTTCTAATCCTGATGCTTTTGACACATTCTTAAATTCACTCAAACAAATAATTGTACAGCTTTTGAAACAACTAGCAATTATGTTAGCAATTTCAGCAGTAATGGCTTTAATAGGTGGAACATCATTTGCAAAAGCGTTTAAAGCAGTTAGTGGTTTGGGTGGGGGTGGTGGATCAGGTGGTCTGCTTGGTTTTGCAGAAGGTGGTATAGTTACAAGACCAACAATGGGATTAATAGGTGAAGCAGGACAATCTGAGGCAGTAATACCATTGAATAGATTACCTCAAATGATTGGTAATATAGGTGGTAAGCAAAAAGGCGAATTTACATTAAGAGGTCAAGATTTAGTTTTAGCTTTAGAAAGGGCAGGTGATTTTAGATCAAGAGTAACTGGATAGAATTATGGCATACGGGGAATTATATAGAGTACCATTTTTTGATGTAGATGAAAATAAATTTATTCTTCAAATAGAACAAGATGGTTATAGTGGTAACGTATCCTCAAACTTAATATTAGGGCCTGATCCAGTTGTTATATCTTATCAACAAGATGATGATTTTTTCTCACCAATAATTGGAAGTTCTTGTAAGTTACAGTTTTATGTAGATAGAACCACTGGTGGTCAAGTATGGAATTTAGAAGAAACAGAATGGAATCTTGCAACATTTCTATGGAACGCTTCAGGTTCTATAGATTTTTTAGAACCACCAAATGATAGAACCTTTAAAGTTATCGTAAATAATAGAATATTAGCAGGTACAAGTGAAGCGTATTCACCAGTCGGAAGACTAAAAGATACTTCTGTAAATTTTACTACTAATCTAAAAGTAGGCGATTTTATAGTAAACACTTCAACTAATGCTTCGACTACTGTTGCACAAGTGAGTAGCGATACCATAATAAAATTAAATGCAGATATATTTTCTGCATCAGGTGGAGAATCTTATGAAATTTATAGAAGACAATGGACTGGTTTTATTATTCAAGATTCTTTTAATTTACCTTTGCAAGATTTTCCTTTTTTAATAGAAGCACACGCTACTGATTTGATAGGTACAATAGCAGGTTATAATTATGAATTAACTACTGCAAGACCAAGTGCGTTAGAAGCAATCACAGAATGTTTAAGACAAATAAATATTGAAAATGGTAAAGGTGAAAGTGGTAAATCCTTAGATTTATCTTATAAATATCTGTGCAGAATAAGACAAGAACAAGCTGATGGTGCATCAATAGCTAAAGGAAATCCATTTACACAAACACACATAAACGGAGTTCAAGCATTTAGAAATCAGAATGGAAATCCCTTAGATTGTAAATTCATTTTAAATAGTTTACTGATTATGTTTAATTGTAGAATATTTCAACACGAATCTGTTTGGACAATTATATCAAATGATGCTTTATCTTTATCTGCTTTTGATCAAGATTATTCAACATCAAATCCATCACAGTTTAAAACTTATGATAAAAATGGTAGCAACGAAAGTACAGAATCTTTCTCAAATTCTGAAATAGTAAAAAATATAGAAAGCACAGAAAACTCAGATACAATACAACCATTAGAATCAGATTTATTTAAAAGTATTAGAAGACCTGCAATCCGTCAAAGAGTAAATGTAAGAATTAAAGATTCTAAAAACGATCAAGTAGTAAATGGGGGGTTTGAAAATACTTCTGCACCTAGTGGTTCTATACCTAGTGATGCTTATGCTATAGATACTTGGTCAATCAATGATACGTCAACTACTTTTGCAGTAGATGCTAACACAACAACTTTTGGAATAACACCATATCAAGGATCAAAGTCAATGATTAATATTGGTAACGATACATCAGGTGGTGGATTTGGTAATTTAATAGCAACTAATAGTTCGGCACAGATAAGTAACACCTTTGATGAAATAAAATTTAATTTTGCAGTATTTGCAGATCAACCTGCAACTTATGATGGCAACCTACTTGATTATTTCTTTTATTTTAGAATATTTATTGATCCAGGTGGTGGTGGTCAAATAAGATATTGGAATGTTAATGCAGATGAATGGACAACCACCTCACATAAAAATAATATAAGAGATGATGTTGCTAACGAATGGGTTAGACACGATTTTACTTTTACACCTGCACCGATATCAGGTACTTTACACATTGAATTTTATGAACCTGAAGAAGCAAATTTTCCTAGTGGCACTAGCTTTAGATTTTATATTGATCAAGTAGAAGTTCAAACTACAGTTCCACTTGAATATTATTCTACAGAAACAAAAATTGATAATATTACATTTAAGACAAATAGTGGCGTTGTACCACCTATAGATGTAAGATTTGGCCAAATAGAAGATCAAGGTTTTAGCAATACTCTTGTCAGCTCAGGTGGTTCTCCGATTACCTCATATCAACACTTTGATTTAATATATAGTGAAGATTTAGAAAAACTAATGTCAAGGTTAAGGTTATCAGATTTATCAACTAATAACGGAAGATATGAAGGTACATTTAGAAAAATTAAAACTAATTCTTTGCGTATTGATCCAATAAATTTATTGACCTTTCCAAAATTTAATTTTACAAGTATGCCTGATAATACAGATAAAACGGCTATAGATAATCTTACTTATAATGTGGCAAAGAATAGATATTCTTTAAGAACTCATACACCAAGTCAAACTAATTTAAATGATTTTGATGATGTAAAAGCATCACGAGGATACTTTGATTCAAGACCTGAAGATAGTGCTGATCCACTATTACAATATGCGTATTTCAGGTTACGTTAATTTTTCTTTTCTAAATGTTTTAAAGATTTACATTCTTCTTTAAGAAGTTCTTTAAATTGGTTTACTTCTTCTTTATATTCTTCAATGATCTTTCTTCTTTGCTCTAAATCGTGCATTGAGTTAGAGCAAGAATCAAGAAAAGTTTGTTTAAGAAATTCATATAAACTCATACAAAAAGTATTAATGAAACATATAGTGTTGAAAACAACACGATCAAAAATAAGAAATCTAATATTAATTTTTTCATATTATTCATTTTCAAATTCAGATAATAAATTATTTGCTTCATCATATACTGATTCAGAAACTACATACGTCATATCGCAAGGATCATTCAATGTGATCTTCTGACCATCTTCGGTAGTGTAGTCTAACATCATTATAGTTAATGTATTTCTATCTCGTGAAACCTCGAAAGTAAAGATGTCGTGTTCAAATGTCATTGCTTCTTACCTATTAATTCTTCTATCTCATCTGCTAACTCTTTCATAGACTTTAAGGTAGTCATTATAGAACTTTGTTCTATCTTATCCTTCAATGGTGTATTGTTTCTTTCTATACGCTTTCTAAGGCGTTCCTTACGTGCTTTCTTTTTTGCCCTATGGTAACTATCATTTTTCATAATAAATCGCTTAAATCGTTTGTTTTAGTTTTGTGTCTTATGACAATACAATAATATATAAAATATTTTATAATACAAAAATATTTTATATATATTTTAAGGATTGAGTATTTTGTGGTGGATTAACATTTCTACGATTTCGTGAAAATCATCTTTTTCCATAATGACATATTCACCATCGTTTTTTCTTTTGTGATAGATGATCTTATAATCATCTCTATCAGATTCCATCTCTTTAAATATCTTATGATAAGACGGATTATTAATTAAAGATTTACATTGAACTGCAAACGGTTTGGTGTTTACTAAATCAATTTTTCTATCATCCATCATTTTAGATGCGTACCTAGAGGTTTCACAATTAGACCAACCGAGTTCTCTATATTCTCTCCGTATTTGTCTTTCGTAATCGTGACCCTTTCGCCTTGATTTCATTCCTGACATAAAATATACTTAATACTGCTACTAATAAAATAGCGATAAATTTAATTAATCTTTTTTTTACCATCTCTTTCTACAAATAAAGCATAACCCAAATAACAGTAGTTTATCACATCTGCAAACCTAGAATGTATAGGTTCACTCTTTTTAAGGTTAGCGTTATTTATATGACTAAATATTGATTGTAGTTGTTTATCAAAAAACACTCCGAAACATTTTAGTTCAGATATACCTAACCTTTCTGCTGTGTTGCGAAAGTTAGTTAATACATCAGAGTTCTCTAATGTGTATTCAGGTCTTTTAGCTAACCTGATTTCTTCTGCATAGTTATTTAATTGTCTAACAAGTTTATCAAATTCTTTCTCTGTCATAATACTTTTTTTAAAATGTCATACTTTACTGGATCAAGTTCTTTGATCTTACTTAAAAAGATCAGTTGTTCTTGATTAGCTTTTTCTCTTTCTTCATCGGTAGAATCAATACCTAGATTACATTCAATCTTTGCCATTGCTTCCATCAATGAATCAATCTTTGCTCTTACTTGCTTATTGGTATTATAAGCACCATAGATTTCTCTTTTTTCGTGTTGTGATAAGTCATCAGTTGTTGGTGTCATATAATATTTTTAAAAAAAACATTTAAATCATAATCTTTAGTATTATAAAAATCAATAAAAGCAAAGGTGTCTCCTGATGTATATTTTTTTGCTTTATTATATGATTCTAAATAATTTTCAAATTGTATTTTATTTAACTTATTAGGGGTTATCCAAACATTATCAACTATAGGTAAATTAATATTACTTACTTTACAATGAAAACTATTCATATTTTGAAAAACAATATCATCTAAAAATGATATTGTTTTGTTTTTGTTGACAATAAGTATTTTTGTATTAATTTTTTCTTGTAAGGCTTTGTAATGATTATACACTTTTTTTTCAATTCCACTTGAATTTTTTATTTCAACATAAAAAGACTTATCATTATAAATTATAGAATAATCAGGTTCAAATCTGATATATAAAGATAAATTATCTTGTAAGTTTTTAATTGATTCTTTATACAAATAATTATTAAAATTTTCATATCCAGTAGTAATAAACGGAATCTTGTTTTCTTTAAAAAAAGATTCTGTAAAAACACTTAAAATTTTACCTTTTAAAATTCTGTTTTTAAAATTGTTTACCATAAAATTTTATATTATTATCGATTCCTCTATTTATAATTTCAATGCAATATTTTTTTTCTAATTCTGCATTATATGATATTCTATTCATTTTATCACACATTAGTAGCGTAGTACCTGAACCTGCAAAAATATCTATAACGTAATCTTTTTCATTAGTGAAAAGATTTAATATTTCACTCATATATTCATAAGGCTTTCTACCCTTATGTTTTGTGTCATCGGATTCATTTATTTTTATTGTTATTGTAAATAAATCTTGACTCATTCTGACTTTTTCATTTGAAAATATAGATGTTTTTATATAATTAGAATAACCACATTTGCCGTGTGTCATTCCGTTTTTTATATAACAAATATTTTCCCACACATAAGGTAAATTGGTTTCTTTATAAAAATTAAAAGCATTCCAACCACCTGCAGTTACAGCAAATACTTTGCATTTATTTATAAATTTATCTTGTTGCCATTTAAAATTATGATCCCAGTCATCTACATTAGCGTTATAAGGTGGATCTGCAAATACTAATGAAGCATTAGGTAGATTATTATAAAAATCATTATCTAAATTAGAACCAAAATATAAAAAATGATTACCAATTTTATTCCAACCTTTTTCTATGTCTTTTATAAAATTATTATTAGATAATTTTATCTCATTTATTTTATTAATTCTATCCTCTTTTTGTTTTTTCTTTTCTTCTTTTATTGTGTCTTTATCTGCTTTATCTATACTTATTTTACCATCATATAATTTCTTTTTAACTTCATCAGATGCTCTTTCTTGTATTCTTTTTACTTTGTCTAAAGTACCGTGTGATACTTCTGCTAAATTTGAAATTTCTTTTCTCGTGTTTATTTTGGGTTTTGCCAAATTTGGCAAAAAGCTATATTGATTTATACCCTTATTTTGTTTTGCTTTATTCTTATAATATTGCTCATATTGTAGTGCTAAAATGCTTCTTTGATATTTATTTAAATTTCTTCTACCTAATTGATTTAATATCATCCAACCTTTTACATTTTCATCGCTATCAAACTGCATTTCAATAGTCTTATAATGTAAATTATGTTTTTGTGCAATTTCATATCTATTATGACCGTCAATAATATAACCTTGCCAAGTAACGATAGCGTCTCTTATACCATATTCTAAACAACTTTTTTCAAGTTCTTTGTATTCACTATCTTTTAATTTAAATATTAAAGTTTTAAATTCTTCTTTTATCTGTAACATATTATAATATCAAACTTCCATCTTCATTTACGTCATCCCAGTAAAAACCTGAAATATGTTTTTTATCAATATATTTTTTCCAAGAATCAAAAGCTATTCTCCAAGCTAGTTTACCTTTATTTATGAGATCATCAGACAAAGAATATACTGCAACGTCAAATGGATATCTGTTTTCAATAGCTATGAATCTAAATGATAAAGGATCATATCCTAACATTTCAGAGTAGAAACACGCTTGTAAGTGATAAGCATAATTGTAGATAGCACTTCTAAACGCTCTAGGGGAAGCATCTTGACAAGTTTTAATGTCAATGATATATCTACCCTTTTTGATACCATCAGGTCTTATACGAACTGGTACGTCTTCATACGTACCATAATAACTATGCTCAATTTCATCTAAGGTAAATAACAACTTATTTGCAAGTTCATTATTCATTGCATTTTGTGCTATCTGATCTAAAGAATCTTTTTCCTCACCTGAAACCACTATCTTATTAGGGTTGTCAGATATAAGTTGTTTCTTATATTCTTTATCTTTCTTGGTTCTAAGATTTAAGTTTTTCGGTAATGCTAATATTTCTTTCTTCTCAGGTTCTAGGAGTACGCTATGAACTGCACTACCAAAGTTCATTGCAGGTGTTGATACGAATTTTTCTTGGTTGAGATAATGATATACAGACTTCTTGTAAATAGTTTTAAGACCACTAGCAGAGATGCTATCGTGAGAATGGTACTCTGAGTTGCTATCTTTCTTTTTAATCATCTAATTCGTTGATTTTGTTTTTGAAATAATAAATTCCATATAATACGATAGGACTAAAAGCAAAAATATTAAGTAAGCTAGGATGCCAAAGCTCACCACAGAAACCAAACAGATGTTTAAAAAATTCTATCATAATCAAAAAGTACCACCTTCATCACCGATTATTAACCACTTACAATGAGAAATGAATCAGGTGGTACATAAAATAAAACTAAACTAAATGTATGAAAAACTAAAACGGTAACCCACTATCATCAGCAGATTGCGTTTCAGTCTTACGCTTTATCTTGCTCGGATCGTTCCAAACAACATTAACATTCTTACCAAATTTATCAGGTTGCTCTTTTTTAGATATTCTCAACCTTACAAATTTATTGCCTTTATAATCTTCTACAACGTTAGGATTTTGTTTGATCTTATCAAGATTCAAAGTCACGTTGAAGAACTCTCCATACTGACCAGTAACGGTCTTCCCACTACCTAAGTAAATTGTCTCACTCATATTATTTATTTTAAAAGTTTATTGTTTATACTTTGTGCTACCTTTCCGTTAGCACACCAATAACCAAACTGTGATGCAGTTTTAATTATATCACCTTCGGTTATGTCTTCGCAGTTACCACCAGTCTTTAAATTCCAAAAGTCAATAGATGCTTTTAATGATGACTGTCTTATAATCTGATTCTGTGTATCATTCATAATTCGCATATTAAGGATTTAATAAAACCGATTTTAACCATTGATTCAAGTTCACTAACTTTTAGAGAACTAGGATCATTGAACTTGTTATGCAACGTCATAGGTGTCACACCCATCTTTTTCGCTAATGTTAGCTTCGTCATACCAAGTTCTTTTAATCTATATTCTAATTGCAATCTTTGTAACATACCTACTAAGGTAGTATAAAAATATTTATTTTACAAAAATATTTTTATTTTGATATAAATTATTTAATATTGTTTCAGTAAGGAAGAAAACCCTTAATAGATATATTTATTATTTATTATACTCTTTAAAGAGAGTATAATAAATAAAATAGATATACTAATCTAATAGACATATTAATAATAAAATAATAAAACTTTTTGAATTATGAAAGAACAACAAATGAAAAACAACGCAAAGGAGAAAATTAAAAGTGAGGCGATGGTTTCTTTGAAAGTTGAGGAGTTGATGACAGACTTTGAAACTGCTGAAGCTACGTTTCGATTCGCTGACATATCAAGTAAAAGAAGCAAGTACAATCGTGATATTGATGAGGCGTTCTACAATCACGCTAAAAGCTACATAGAGAAACTCTGTAAGCTACTTGTATTGGTAAATGCAGGAGAGATGTACCATCTTCACCACTATAGACAAGCATTGATCAAACACAAGAAAGATATCAACAAGGTGTATGAAAAAATAAATGACATAAAACTATGAAAGGTAAATTGCAGATAGTTGATTTCGATGATGTATTAAAACGAGACGACAACGCTAAAGAATGTAAAGAGGTTTACGTAAATGATGTTAGAGATAAGTTAGACACCTTCTTCAAAGATGGTTATGAGCTTGGACAACCATCTTATATAGATAAGCTAAACGGTATTTTT